CCCAAGCATCTCCGTACACCTGAGCATCTCCGTACACCTGAGCATTTCCGTGCACCTGAGCATTTCCGTACACCTGAGCATCTCCGTACACCTGAGCATCTCCGTACACCTGAGCATTTCCGTGCACCTGAGCATCTCCGTACACCCAAGCATCTCCGGACACCTGAGCATTTCCGGACACCTGAGCATTTCCGTGCACCCAAGCATCTCCGTACACCTGAGCATTTCCGTGCACCCAAGCATTTTCAATTTGAGAAAGATTTGATTCTTTTTCGATCAAACCACCAAGATCTCCAATTTTTATATCAAATTTAGAGATATTAATGAGGGATTTAATTCTAAACATTCCATTTTCTTGCGGAATCATTTCGTATTTTTTCATGATGTTCTCCTTTAGTTTTGGTTGGTCAGCAATTGCCGATATGCCTCGTTTTCCGTTATGTGCTGGAAGTCAGAAAGAATCTCGACCGCTTCAGAAATCATACCTGAATTATACAATCGTTGACAGTGCTTGATGGTTCCTTTCAGTAAGTCCTGATTGAAAGCAACTCGATGTCTGTTTACCCGTGCTCTTTGTTCTGATGTGAGTTCCAACATGATTGACCTCCAATTGGTTTAGATTCTGTTTAACCACTTAACTACTAGCCGGAGGGAAACTTCCAGCTTTGGTTCAGGGATTAAGCATTTTTGTTTTTAAACATTCGTTCAGTTGAAAAAAGATAGGTTTATTGACTCCATCCGTTTGGATTCCAGTTTTCAACCGTAACTCCATTTCTCCTAAACTGAACAACAAGAGATGTTCCTTGCCAATAATACCCGATATATTCCGCCTTTAATTTAGTGGCGATTGCTTTTGCTTTTCGTTCAGCGGATTTGCTTATTGGTCTCATATCATCCTCCTGCCCGGATTCCGCCGGGCTAGGTTGTTTGTATTTATTCAATAATCTTGACTCTCTGAAGAGTTTTTTGAGTAGTTACTATTGCATGAATATCAATTTCTTTATTGTGCCAGTTTGAGAAACTGTATTTCCACGCGGCAGCTTCATTAAACCATTTGTAAATAACGTCATTTATTTTAAAATAGACACAACCAGCCTCAAATGGACAATTACTAGATCTCATTTCCGAACCAGTACCGTTTATAACCGCTTTACCAGAAAATCTTATCTTTCCATCACTTAATTTATCATTCATGGTGAATCCCCTTATTTAGTGTTTCGCCCTGAATGGGCTCGTCAGTTTGATTTACAAATCAAAGACACTATTTTCGTCATCTGGTAGAGCGCTCTGCAACTACCAGACCATCTCCACCCTTCGGGTTCTCCTTTAAGTTCCCCCTTTCCTCTCTTCTCCTCTATATACTTAACTATAAGCTTTCTGTTGATGGAAGTAAAGAAAAATCTTAACGTTTTTAACGAATTTAATATAAATAAATTCTTTAAAGCAATCAACAACTTAACTGCTTGATATAAAAAATAATTTTCCCTACAACTTCAATCACTTAAAAACTAGGGGCTTTTCTTTTCAGAAATTTCTCTTTATAATAAGTAGTATACATAAACCTATACCCAATAACCAACTATGAAACGGACCAAACCACCAATCAAACAACCCAAGAAAAAAGCGAAGAGGCAAAGACGTCAAAGAAACCTCTTGGGGATAGAACATAGCTACTTTGGTACAGAACTCTGGAGAGTATGTGATTGGAATGATGCAGGAAGGCCAAAAGTGTTTAATTCCCCTAACGAGATGATGGTCGCTTGCAACAAGTACTTCCAGTGGGTCGCAGAAAACAGCTTGATGGAAGAAAAAACGGTTGGACAGTATATGGGAAAAGTACTTACCCATAAGAGTTCGAAGATGAGAGCAATGACCATACGAGGTATGTGTGTGTTTATTGGGATTACTACAATGACATGGGGAGAATACAGAAAAAAACCTGAATTTTCTTATATTGTACAAAAAGTGGAAACAATCATATACGAACAGAAGTTCACGGGTGCTGCTGCTGGATTGTTGAGAACAGATATCATCGCAAAGGAACTGGGGTTGATAGATCGACAGGACATTACCTCTGGAGATAGACCAATTCAAGGAACATCAGTTGAAGTGACGATGAATATGAATGTGAAGGAAGCCGAAAGAGCATATAAGCAGATGTTGAAGGATGAAATAAATTGACAAGTATTGCCCCTAATATGTGGCCACCTAATTACGTGGCTGAATTTGTTTCCCGGTACAATAGGATAAAACAAATGAGGGATAATCCTGTTTTGATTGTTGGGGCAAAAGAATATTATTCACATCCTGAGAATTGGGTCGAGTTCATTCAACATTGGATGATTACATACGATCCTCGAAACAGCAAAACAAAAGATCTCCCCTCCACTATCCCTTTTATTTTCTTTCCAAGACAAAAACAATTTTTTAATTTTCTGCTTTCGTGTTGGCAAGATGGTGAAAATGGATTAGTTGAAAAATGTAGAGATATGGGAGCAACTTGGGAATGTTGCTCTTTTGCTGTTTGTATGTGGCTATTCTCTGAAGGATCGTCGGCAGGATTTGGAAGCAGAAAAGAACAGCTTGTTGATAAGATTGGTGACCCCGATTCGATATTTCAAAAGATTCGAATGCTTATTGATAATATTCCAACTTTTTTTCTTCCTGAAGGGTTTAATCAAAAGATCCATTCCTCTTATATGAAGTTGATAAATCCTGAGAATGGAGCAACGATAACAGGAGAAGCAGGAGATAATATTGGAAGGGGTGGAAGAAAGTCAATTTATTTTAAGGATGAATCTGCCCATTACGAAAGGCCAGAATTGATTGAAGCCGCTCTTGGAGATAATACTGATTGTCAGATCGATATATCCTCCGTAAACGGAACCGCTAATGTATTTGCCCGTAAAAGACAAAGCGGAGTTGTTTGGGATGGAATAAATCAAATAGAAAGGGGACAAACAAGGGTATTCATATTTGATTGGAGAGATCATCCGGCTAAAACTCAAGAATGGCATGATCGAAGAAGGGACAAAGCCGAACGGGAAGGACTCCTTCATATATTCGCTCAAGAAGTTGAGCGGGATTATTCAGCGGCTGTAGAGGGTATTCTCATTCCCGCACAATGGGTACAGTCCGCTGTTGATCTCGACAAGCGATTTCCTAAATTTGCTGCTTTGATGAAACATGGTCAGATATTTTCTGCTTTGGATGTCGCTGACGAAGGTGGGGATCTTAATTCACAGGCAGATAGAAAAGGGATTACATTGATTGGGCTTGATAAGTGGGCTCAGGGGGATACGGGTGAGACTGCGAATAAAGCGGTAATGAGATGCAGGATGATTCGAGCGGCAGAATTGTTTTATGATTGTATTGGGGTTGGAAGTGGAATAAAGGCTGAAACAAATAGATTGAAACGCGAAAATATATTGCCAGCCAATTTGAAAGTTATTCCATGGAATGCTGCCGATTCAGTAAATAATCCTAATGGACATTCAATTCAAGGAGATAACGAAAGTCCGCTGAATAAAGATTTGTATAAGAATTTAAAAGCGCAAGGTTGGTGGAATTTAAGGACTCGTTTTGAAAAGACATGGAGATTTGTAACGAAAGGCACTCAATACCCTATGTCTGAATTGATAAATATACCATCAGATATAAATCATTTTAACGAATTGATATCAGAATTAAGTCAACCGACATATTCTCATAATTCTGAAGGGAAAATAATTGTAGATAAAAAACCAGACGGAACAAGAAGTCCTAATTTGGCTGATTCTGTGAATATGGTATATTGGCCTGTTGAATCGACAAAACAAGCAGGAGTATGGGGACGATGAAAAGAACTAAGGGGATACAACTTACTTCTGCCGAAAAAGATGAACAGTTGAGGCGGAATTTATTATACAGGGTATTGGCTACGAGTATATTGGGATCAAGGACATCATACGGCGGAACTCAAACATTTGGCGGATTGAGGGATGTTTCATCAGCTCTCGGATATCCTCTGTTGGATGGAATTAAATATGCTGACTATTACTATCGATTCAGACGGCAGGATGTTGCGAATGTAATAATCACAAAACCTGTAGAATCGAGCTGGGAACGATTTCCAGTGCTACATGCATGGGAAGATAAGGAAGACACTTTTCGTTACGCCTGGGACGATTTCGAAAAGAAGAATCGAATCTATTCTATTTTACAGCGTGCTGATGTAATATCCGGAATAGGGAGATACGGAGTTTTGAAATCGTGATTAAATGACGGAGCGGATTCTTTTGCTGTCCCTGTTACATCAGCATCAGAACTTTTGTATCTTCAACCTTTCTCTGAAGATAACGCAACAATAAAGAGTTTTGTAATAGATAAAAACAACCCTCGTTTTGGTCAACCTGAATTTTATTCTCTGAAATTGAACGACAATCCAGGATTGACAGGAGTTAGCACTTTTGAAATTATTGTTCATCATTCCAGAATTATTCATATAGCGGACAATCTTGTTGAGTCGAATATATACGGAATGCCAAGATTGGAAAAAGCATTTAACCGGCTTTTAAATCTTGAATTGATTGTTGGTGGTTCTGCCGAGATGTTTTGGCAAGGGGCGTTTCCCGGTTTAGCATTTCAAGCAAAAGACGGATTCACGATATCTGAAACTCAATTAACAGATTTACAGGAAGAAATAAAAAACTATGTACATCAGATGGAAAGGTACATGCGTCTTCAGGGGATGGATGTAAAGAGTCTTGCCCCTATTGTTGCTGATCCTTCCAAACATGTTGATGTACAAATGAAGATGATCTCAATTGCAACTGGAATACCGAAGAGAATATTGGAGGGAAGTGAAAGGGGAGAATTAAGTTCTGATCAAGATTCACAGAATTGGGCAAAGAAATGTGACAACAGAAGAAAAACATACATTGAACCGTTTATCCTTCGAATGTTGATCGATAGATTGAACGAATTGGGGATATTTAAAACTCCTGATGACGGATATACAATTGAGTGGCCTGACCTTCAAGATCCAAGCGAGAAAGACAGAGCGGAAGTCGGCAGAATAAGATCAGAGGCAATCAGCAAATACACTTCTTCCCCTGACGCGCAATTGATCATTTCTTTTGAATCGTTCCTTGAAGAGATAATGGAATTGAGTCCTGAAAAAGTCGAAAGGATTATGGAAGAGTCGAAAAACATTGTTCCCACTGAGCCTGATGGGGGAGGTGATGATGAAATTGAGACATTAAAATAACCTTTAAAATTAGAAAAAAGATAGAGAGATGAGATAATCTACTCGTAAGAAAAAAGAATCGCAGGAATCGTAGATTTGAAAGAAAGAAATCGATTTTAGAACTTAGTTTAAGGAGAAGAAAATGCCAGACCCTTTTAATACTCCAGATCAGACATTTGTTAGAGAAAACATTCCTGTTTTTGCCGTTAGAAGAATCGTAAATATAACAGCAGGAGATATATGGACCCCTGATTCTACTGATATAGTATTTTATTCAGATACCGATACTACATATACATTAGACAGTATTCCCGATTCTGGATCGGCATACGTTGGATTATCAAAATATTTTACTATGGGAATTTTTCCAGGAAATATTTTCACTTTTTCAACAAATGTGACTTTAGCAGTAATGGAGAAGTGAACATGCAATTAGATTTGGGGTTATCAATGGGGTCTGTATTAAGATTGGGACCAGTTGTCGAAGTAGACGAAATTGGTTATGAAGATGAGAATGGGGCGATATATATTGATGAAAATGGAGCTACTTATGAAGAAATTTAATATATTTATTTTTTTAATTTTGATATTACTTCCAATATCGGCATTATCAGCAACAACGTTCAGGTTGAATACAAAAGACGCCAAAACAACTTTAGTTAATGCTGATATTTTCTTTATTGAGGATTCAGCATCAGCTTGGGCAACTAAAAAAACTTCAGGTGCAAATATCAAAACGTTCCTTAGTGGAACGTTTGCTGCTACTCTTGGGACAGATGACAACTATGTAACCGACGCTGAAAAAACTGTCATCGGAAACACTTCAGGCACGAATACCGGGGACGTTCCAGCAGTCGCCACAGTCCGTACCACAGCGGGCGGCGGCAGCACTACGGCACCACCGACCGAGGCGGCTGTTGGTGATGGGTTGGCTGGGAAACAGGCAACTCTTGTTTCCGGAACGAATATTAAAACAATCAATTCAACCTCGCTCCTTGGTTCAGGTGATATTGTTGTCAGTGGGGCCGGAGATGTAGTCGGTCCGGCATCGGCAACCGATACAGCCATAGTTCTGTACGATGGAACAACCGGCAAATTGATTAAAAACTCAATATGTACCATATCGGCAACAGGTCATATCTCGTGTGCTGTTACCGATGGCAACGCCTACTCAGTCTTACCGAACAACACGAGCATTGCACCGCTCGGAGATGGCTCGGAGGAAATTTATAACGAAGGCGGGCAGATCAAAGTTGTTGAGGCAGATACCGAGTATGACTTGCTGCATTCCGGAGACATCGACGACACCCCAAGCGACGGAAACACGACTCAACCAGCGTCAAGCAATTCTGTTGCCGATCTCAACACGGCACTACGGGCCAAATACGTCTCTGGCACCGAAGCAGATTTCTATGGGACCATCCTTGATCCGCAAGCGGTCTATGCAGTTGATGGCACCAATCACGCTATCACGTTGATAAACAATGTTCCAGCGGCATTCACCATTACCGAGATATCAATATCCTGCGATGCCGACCCGACGACCGAATTAACTATGACTTTTCAGCATAAGACAGCTGGCGTCGGGTACGGATCGCCGACGACAATCGAGGCGGTGGTTACAGACGGCGGGACGGTAACCTTCACAACTGGATTCGATGATGCGACCATTCCAGCAGGGACGAAAGTATTTGCAACTTTGTCCGATCCAGACGATGCACTCAACGAATGTGCTTGGCAAATAGAGGGGGATTGGGATTGATGAAAAAATTATCTCTTATATTGCTGGCCCTACTGCTTGCCGAGGGTCAGGCGCTTGCTGGCTCACATAGCGTCTCGATTGCCACGGCAATCCCTGCTGGCGGCGGTGGCGCATGCCAGGAAACCCCAGAATACTCCGTGCCATATTCGACCGCAGCACCACTAAACAGCACATCGTATTACTACGGAATGGGTTACTACGATACTACCGCAACTCGGTCTATATGTAGGATTGATTTGTGGGTACAGTCGATAACAGGCGATCCAGGATCGTTGACATTAACTATTTACAACCTCAATCAATCAACATATGCGATAGACGGTGCTGCGATTGCAACCTCAAATACCGTCGACCAGGGGAGCATAACGGCTGGAACATATGTCACATTTACATTCGATCCGCCGGTTGAACTGACTCAATCTGTAGCATATGGTATCCAGCATCGATTTAGCGGCGGGCCGAGTGCCACAAATTACTATTCAGCCGGATATAAGTCAGATTCCCCAACTGATGAGTTTGTTCCAGATGGGTGGGCGATTAAGTGGTTGACCGGCGGGGGATTATCTGGTAGTTGGGACACATCCGCCAACAAATCAGCAAGATGGTATTACTATGAATAAATTCGTAATAATTATAGTTTTATTTGCAACAAACGCCTTTTGCGCCAGTAATTATTATACTGGAACAGACATCATTGATCCGTCCCCATCAGCTCTATCGGTAGGCGACACCTATACCGATACGACAACCGGGGCAACAGTTGAACGACGAACACTGAACACAACTCTGTTGCCAGAACAGCCGAGCAGTTCAATGATCGTCTATAGCCGATTTTCAGCGCTTAATTCAAACGGCACTTATTTTGTGGTTCACGGAGTAGATTCCACGAGCGCGTGGATTGTCAGAGAGTCTGATAATGTTGTGCTGCATAAGGTTAATCCTGGCTCGGGAGTCGGCGCTGCAAATGATGAAATCGGGGAAGCACATGAAATCAGGTGGGACAATAGCGGCAGTTATCCAAACAGAATTTATTTCGTATACGGGATGAAATTTTGGATGATGGACGTTATAGACGGAAATGATACATCAACTCTGGTGCATGACTTTTCGACTGAATATCCGGCAGGGGTAAAAATCCTCAATGATGTTGAGGGTGATAGTTCCGCCGATTCTCGTTACTGGGCCTGGCAGGTACTCGGAGAATATACCACTACAACTGTTATCCCATCGCAGCACTACAAACGCATTGCAATCATTACCTATGACAAAACGACCGACACCGTACTCGGAGATATTTTGCCTGGTGATGTTACCCCGACAGCCAATGAGGCGGGTTGGGCGGCAGAGTTGCCGATCCCAAATATGGTAGAGATTTCTCCAAACGGCGACAGGTTAATGACCAACTATAGCCGATGCTATACCGGCTCTCCGACTCAGGATTTTTGCAGTACTGAACTGGACGGTGCGTGGGTTTGGAACCTTGATATATCCTCGCAAATAAAGGTCGGTATAACTGAAACCCACAGTGGTTGGGGTTTCAAAAACGGTAAGCAGTTATTTGTCCACCATATGAACCGGCCACAGGGTAGCGTCGAAGACACGCTACAGGCATGCTACACAGACGGTACGGGAGGCGCATATCCCGATAACTGCTTTAATATCATGAAATTTGCTGACCATAATTACCTTGGGCAACACCTCACAAGGATGCCAAGCAGTAAACCTGGCTGGATTATAATGTCCACGTACATGGAGGATTATCCAGCAATCGAGCGGGATACAGCGTACAGTCTGAATGTTTTCAAATCTCTTAACGGCTACCAATACAAGGCCACAGTCGGAGGAACGACAGCATCTTCTACGCCTACTTTCCCAACTACAACCGGAGCCACCGTAGCCGATGGTACAGTAACGTGGACATGCCGAGGGAGGACATACCTTAACAACCAGGTACTCGGCATAGAGTTGAAGGATTATACAGATAATCCACGAATCTGGAGAATATCTCCCACATATAACGACTATCTTTTTACCGATGCCGATAGGTATAGGGATGAGGCCAGTGCTGCCCTGTCCTTCGATGGGGATTCTGTGTATTGGACGAGCAACTGGAATGCTCATGACGGCACTGGAGAGGTTTATAGCGTGGACCTTCCGAGTAATTGGACCGCTATTCTTGATGGAGCACAACCCCTCGGAACAGTCCTATTAGGGCAATGAAATGAAAGAACTAATCTGCTGGGCAATAATACTAATCGGAATCATCGCAAGCGTGATCGCATATCATCGGATTGATCAGCAGAGAATCAATGCTGACTGTCTGGAAACGCAGGCGATGATTCCGATTATGGCTAAGAAATATCCCCATGAAGCAAACGCTGCACGATTAGAAACTAATATCATTCAAAACTAATATCAACCAAAATGATAAACAAAAAATAATAATGAATCTGCAACAGCAAATAAAAACAATGGGGTTTTACATTGTCGTGAATGCCATCGATCCTACACGGACAATAACTGTTCGCCAGCGGTTTGTTGCGTCGATGAAATCTCGTTTTGCTCAATTGATGAATGATATAAAAGAAGCTGTTGTTGATCTTGATGTATTGGCACTTACCGATTCAAACAGGTTGATGTTTAATGCCTCTGGACTGTCAGCAAGACAATTTAATTTTCCCCGTTCAGATCAGAAAATTGAAGCGTTTATAAAGTGGTTGCAAGGGAAAAATAAGGAATATATTCTGAGTGGTAAACAAACAGGAATTAGGATTGTAAAAGATTCCCTGTTGTCTTCCCCAACAGAAGCAAGAGACAGCTGGATGAAAACTTATATCGATTCAGCTTATCAGCAAGGAATTCGAAGGGCAAGACAAGAATTGAGGAAAAGTGGAATAAATATTGATGATGGACAGTTAGGAGGAGAACCGATTCAAGTTGCTTTCAATTCGATGGTCCATGCGGATAGAGTCGGATTGATATATACCAGAGCATATTCGTCTCTGAAATCTATTACAACTGAAATGGAATCAGCTGTTTCTGATGTATTGGCTATGGGGATGGCTGATGGAAAACATCCTTTAGAAATAGCGAAACTGTTGGACAAAACAATAACAGGGCGGGGAGAAAGCCTTGAGATAGTGGATAGGTTAGGAAGAAAAATTGACAGCCAGAGAAGGGCAGAGATATTGGCTAGAACAGAAACAATAAGAGCGCATCATTCAGCAAATATCGGCGAATATAAAGCTGCTGGATTGATGGGGATAAAGATTCAGGTGGAATATCTGACTGCTGGAGATGATAGGGTGTGTTCTCGTTGTGCCCCATTAAATGGAAAGATATATTCTGTTGATGAAGCTGAAAATTTAATTCCCGTCCATCCTCAATGTCGTTGTGTTGCATTACCATATATTCCGAAAGATAGAATATTTCCAGATTTTCAAACAGGAGAACAACAATGAAAGAATTGAAGTTGATGTTGAGTAAAGGGGAGGAAATAAATGTTGCTTTCCGGGCAAGAAAGCAGGGTGGAGTAGATTACCGGATATACCCTTGCGTACTGCTTGCAGAAGGGGTTCATCATGGTTCTGGATCTGAACCTGTATATTACTCTTCTGCTGTAATACAGGCAAGTGTTAATGCATGGAACAATATGCCGGTAACTATTGGTCATCCAGTAAATCAGGTTGGAGAATATATCCTTTGCAACAACGATGGAACCATTCGGGCACAGTGGGAAGTGGGGATGGTTCGAAATGCAAAATTTGAGGATAATAAACTCAAAGCCGATCTTTGGATAAATGTTTCAAGAGCAAATTCAACAAATCCTCAACTTCTTCCTTTTCTTCAAAATGGTGGGCAATTAGATGTATCCACCGGTTTGTTGGCAATGGAAGATGGGGTTGAAGGGACTTGGAACAACGAAACTTTTTCCGCAAGTATTACAGAAATTATTCCGGATCATCTTGCATTACTCCCAAACCAGAAAGGGGCTTGTTCATGGGACGATGGTTGTGGGGTAAGAACTAATTCCGGAAACGAACAAAAACCAATTCCTGTATATATTCAGAACGAACAGGAAATGGGAATAAAAATGGAGAAAATCCGGCAATATGTTGATGGGTTAGATGTCAGTGACAATCAACAGGAAAGGTTAACAAAGGTCAATTATCTTCGTGCTGTTTATTCTGATTATTTTATTTACAACCAAGTTGATAGACCTTTGAATCAAACAAGTAAATCGGTATTGTTGAAACAGAGTTATAGTTTTGATACATCCGATAATATCGTTCTGAATGGTGAACCAATAGAAGTGATAGAAGAAATAACGTATCGGCAAAAAGTCGTAACAACAAACAATGAAGAGGAGAACGAAGTTATGAATTGTAATGACGCAAAAACTGCGGCGCAAAAAACGAAATGCGGAGAAATGATGACAAATGCTCTCATCGAAAATGAGAAAACAGCATTTGTGGAGGCTGATCGTGAATGGCTTCTTTCGATGAACAATCAACAACTGGAGAAATTGGTTGCTAATATGGGACCTGAAGAAAAGGAGAAAAAAGAAACGGTGAAGACAAATACCGAAATCAAAACCGAAACTATTCAAAAAACACCGGCAGAAATTCTCAATCAGTTTCTTGCTGATGCTCCTGCTCCTATCCGTTCCGTGCTCAACGCTGGAATGAGAGAATTGGATCGAAAACGTGGTGAAATGATTGGTCAGATCAAAGCAAACGAGCGGAATAAGTTCAGCGACGATCAACTGAAAGAGATGGAACTGTCTGTACTCGAATCCATCGTTTCTTTACTTCCTGTTTCTGCTGCAAATAATTATTCCGGGTTATCACCCGCACAGACTCAAATGTTGAATGCGGACGAAGGGGAAGAACCCTACGTGCCGGTGACTCTTTCCGAGAGTTTGGGTCAAAAGAAGTAATTGAAGTTTGATTTGAAACAAAAACAACAAACGAAAAAGGAGAAATAAAAATGGCTTCGACTACACCGAAAACGATTGTTCTTTCTGGATTGGGAATCAGAAAAGAAGCAATTGCAAATGCAACAATTACTCCGGGTCATCTTATCGAAAAGATGAGTACTGGAAAAGTAAGGGTTCACGCAACTGCTGCCGGAAATGCACAAAAAATGTTTGCTGTTGAGGATGACCTCCAGGGTAATACTATCAGTGATGATTATGCGGCTTCCTCAATTTGCCAATATAACGTTATGGCTCGTGGTGAGGAAGTTCTGGCAATTATCGCAGACGGTCAAACGATTGTTATTGGTGACCCTCTTGAATCTGCTGGCGACGGAACTTTGAGAAAACATGTTCCGGATGTTGACGACAACGAATCAGCGGATTCCACTACTATTTATACTGAGTGTATTGTTGGTTGGGCGATGGAAGCGATTGATTTGAGTGATTCTTCCGGGGCTGATCCTGCGAGTTCGAGAATTGCTGTTGAAATTGCATAAGTAAAACAGTTTTGAAATAACAAAAAATATTTAGGAGGAACAAATGAAGAAAGGAATGGATCAAGCCACTTTGGATTTTATCCAGAATGGAGCGGCTCAAGGGCCGGTTGCTCAAAAGTTGCTTGCGAGCAAAATGAACATCAATGTGTTGAAGCCCTGGGTTGGCGTTAACGGTAAATCATACATCACCATGCATGTTAATGGAGTAGCAACAGCTATTCCGATCATGAATGCTGCAACCCTTCGGAAGGATGAATGGGTTCAGTTGGATTCAGCAGTATTGTTTGCTGCCCAACAGCGCCTGATTGGCGTAAAAGATTTGTATGCCAGGAATCTCGTTTTTCGTATTGGTAATGGTCTTGGAACTACTGTTCTCGAATATGAGGATCTGAATGAGTTCACCGCTGCCGAAATGACGATGGACGCAATTACCAGAACCAAGAAAGACAGGCCGGAATTCGACCTTAAATATCTGCCCTTGCCGATTGTTCATAAGGATTTTTCTTTCAACATTCGGACTCTGACAGCTTCAAGAAATAGCGGTTCGGCAATCGATACCACCTCCGCAGCAATGGCTTCTCGTGTTGTTTCTGAAAAGGTTGAGGACATGCTGTTCAACGGTACTTCCAGCTATACCTATGGCGGCGGGACTATTTACGGATATATTGATCATCCGAGTAACAATGATGTCACTCTGGCTTTGGCTTGGGATAATGCAAGTAAAACCGGCGAATTGATTCTGGACGACGTTCGCGAAATGAAGCAGGCAAGTATTGATGCTATGCATTACGGTCCGTGGGTGCTTTATGTTCCGACCGCATACGAGACTGTTCTGGATGACGATTTCAAATCAAATTCAGATAAGACAATCCGGGAACGTATTCTTGGTATTTCTGGAATCATGGAAGTGAAGGTTGCCGACAAACTCCCGGCAGATACTGTTGTACTTGTTGAGATGAATACCGAGACAGTGCGCATGGTTGAAGGGCTGGCGATGACTACGGTTGAATGGCAGGAAGGTGGCGGATTCACCACCAACTACAAAGTAATGACAATTATGGTCCCGCAGATTCGGGCTGACCAGAATGGAAATTGCGGAGTAACGGTATTGTCATAAGCACCTGCCTAAATCAACAATATATTAAAAGAATGGCAGGTGCGAGTTCTGCCATTCTTTTCCTAACCAAGAGGGATTTTAAAATGAGTGAAATTTGCAGATTCAGAAAAAAGCTGAATTCAGGAAGGCATACTTTCTATTACAACAAAAAAAGATTTTCAGTTGTTCCTGGCCAAATAGTTGTATGTACCGATGAAGCACTTGGAAAGAATATCGGTACATACGACAGGCTTGGAATTATTTCTGAAATAAAAGAATCGGAAAAGATTGTTGGAAATAAACTCCAACTTGTTGCTCTGGATGGAGGATATTACAATGTTATCAATCCCGATAATCCCGACAAACCTTTAAACAGCAAAGCATTAAGAAAGTCGGCAGCAAATAAGCTTCTTTCTCAATTGTCTGTTTCAGAAATTGAAATAGATCCTTCTCTTGAAGATTTGAAATGGGATGATCTTCTTGAAATCGTAGGAAAGGAAGGAATACCGCTTCCAGCAACTTGTGAAACAGCAGAAGAATTGAAAGAAGTAATCACGAAAGCAAGAAAAAAGTAATGGATACAAGCCTGTGGGAAATACCGGAAATTTGGCCTGATTCAACCGTTTTTATTATCGGCGGTGGACCAAGTTTGAATCAAATGGATTTGACCCTGATTCATGATAAGCGGGTGATAGGGGTCAATCAGGCCTTTAAATTAGGACCGTGGGTTGATATTTGTTGGTTTGGAGATAGAACTTGGTATGATGATAAAGCCGGAAAAGAAATATATAAATATGGAGGGTTGATTGTTACTTGTTCAAATCCAGGGGCAAGAGGAAGAAGCAAACGAGTGAAATATGTTGGAAGAAGCAATCGAGGAATTGATGGGATTGAATCAAAGAGCAGGCAACATGTATGCTGGAATAGCAACTCAGGGGCGTCAGCTATTAATCTTGCTTATTGGTTAGGAGCAAAAACTGTTGTGCTGCTTGGATTTGATATGCAGATCCCAAACGACTCAAAAGATCAAAAGGATCATTGGCACGATGACTATGAAGTAAAGATCGACAAGAGAACAGGAAAACTTTACGATCCTTATAAACGATTTATGAAATATTGGCCGAAAGTAGCAAAAGATGCAAAGAAACTTGAGTTGAGAATAATTAATGCTACTCCAGGTGGATCTTTAAATTGTTTTGAAAGAATGACGTTGGAAGAAATATGCAAAACGCTTTAATTGATATAGTAGTTTTCTTTATTGTTGTTGGATTGATAACCTTTTTCTTTGGGGCAATATAATATGCTATCTCTTATTTATTCATATTATGAAAATCCTGGAATGTATCGTCGGCAAGTCGAGGAATGGAATCAATATCCTGATAAAATAAAGAAACTCATTTCGATATACATAACTGATGATTGTTCTGTTAATTTTCCGTTGAGAGATATTAAAGAAAGTCTTAAAGGAATAGAAATATATAAATTTGAAATAACAAAAAAAGCAAATTGGAATTGGTTGGCTTGTAGAAATATCGGTTCACACTATTCAGATAAAAAATGGTTACTTTTAACTGATATCGACCATTTGGTGTCCGTAGAAAATATTGAAAAGCTGATAAGGACAATTTCTAAAAATAGATTGAATGATAATTTTGTTTATTTGTTTGAACGTGTAGATGCTCCTTTTAATATTCCGTATAAACCTCATAATGATTCATTTATGATGACAAAAAGTTTGTATTGGAAGATTGGAGGGTATGACGAAGAGCTTTCCGGTAATTACGGTACAAGCGGAAGATATCGTGCAAGAGCGTTTAGTATAGCAGAAGGAAACAAAAGATTTCAAATATCCCTTATTAGATACCCCAGGGAATTAATTGCTGATGCAAGTACTGTCGGAATGATTAGAAAAGGAAGTGGAAGAGATCCATTAGCGTTAAAAAGAATTGAAGATAAAAAGTTGGTGGAAGGAAGAGAAAAAGAAATTAAAACTTTATCATTTCCATATCAAAGGATTTTATAATGAAACCAGTTGTTAAAATCAAATTCAGTAACGGAGCTGGGAATAATATATTCCAGTATGTTTACGCCAGAATGTTGGCAGAATCTATCGGAGGAGTATTAAGCCATCCCGCCCTACCCGTTTTAGGAATTAAAGCAAATACTGTCAAATTCAATTCTAAATATCCTGTTGTTGAAGTGAATGGAAGTTCGAAAAATCCGGTAAATTATCATCAAATATTGAAAAATAAAAAAGTGGTGAATTATGATCTTAGAATATATCCGGAAGATTTCACATTGTATACACCGATACTGGATGAGATTCGTTCTTGGTTTCCGGCAGTTGAGAGAATTAATGTTGATGATCTTTGTTTTCATTTGCGCCTTGGGGATCGTCTTATTATGCAAAGTACTTACAAAGAGGAAAACTTTGTAAGTACTCAAGACTTCATTAAAGCAATTGATTCTTTCAATTTCAGGAAACTTCATATTGTTACCGATATGCCTGTCTGGCGTCCGATATTTGCTGGAGATGTAGACAGTTTCGTTTTTCATCGTGGAGTAAAACCAGAAAGTAGAATTGATTCACAAACAGCAGCAAGTTATTTCAATACTCTTTATGAGGGATTAATGCAATACGATCCGATTGTTCGAGTAGGAAATTCTGTTCAATCTGATTTTGAATACATGCGAGGATTTGATAAAATACTTTTCCAGCACGGTACATTAAGTTGGTGGGCAGCCGCTTTGAGTTATGCTTCTGAAGTCGCCCTTCTTGGTAGATGGAGGGGTTCAAAGAATATTAATCTTGGCTGGACAGATATTCTCGGTTGGAGGCAATGGGGAAGATTAACTGCTCCATCACATGAATTGAAAGATAGACATCTTGCTCAACTTGCAAAGCAGCACGGATTAAGAACCTTTGTTGAGACAGGAACAAGAGGAGGAGCAGCGCTTGAAGCTCTTTCCGGACAGTTTGACAAAATGTATTCTGTCGAGCTTATTGAATCGGCTTACAACAAGGTAAAAACAAAACTCAGGAATCATAAACACATTAAATTGTATTGCGGGGATAGTGCAAAAGTACTTCCGGAAATAATGAAGGAAATAAAAGAACCTACATTGTTTTGGCTTGATGCTCATGATGGTCGAAAGCATACTCCGATATTAGATGAATTGAAAAGTATATTACCGTCAAAGCTTCACCATGTAATTGCTATTGATGATTTGAGATATTTTGGAACTGAGAAAGCATATCCTACTGTTGATACAATAACTGAATTGGTAAAACAATTACAGCCATCAGCTTATATCAGCTTTAAATTCGATTCAATAAGGATAATGTTATGAGTAAAAACTCTCAAAAAAAATATGCTTTATTTGATCCAAAGACGGGACATGTTACCCAAATAAAAAGAAGCTATCTTGAAGAAGGTCATCAACCTACTATTTGCGGTGAACATATTGTACTGGCCAATTTAATTGTAGAATTGGTGGAAGATCCTATTGCACGTAAAAGGATTTTGGAAAAAGTAGACATTGTTTATGATATGGGAAAGAGAATGGGAGCGAAACTTGTTGAATATCATAATGCTTCAGGAAAAGGCGGTGGTTGGCGTGAAGGATATTGATACAATACTCGATCCATATAAAGTAAGTATTTTTGATACCGACGGAAAACTCCTCCCTGTTCTCCCTAAGTTTCTTTTACCAAATATGGTAAATAAGATATGTGTTCAAAATATTATTCTCGCCAATTTCATAAATAATCATCCCGTAATGGATAGAGAAACAAAAACAATCATTTTGATGGAACTGGACAAAATATACAAGAGCAGCAAACGAATGCATTTGAAATTGGTTGAATACAAAAATAAGAGGAAAGAGGAATCAAAATGATTCAATATAAAAAATTTGCTGATTATGAAGCTTATGTAAAAAAGCAAGGGGGCAAAATCTCTTTCAGTTTAGATAAAATTAAAGAAAAGAATAGTAGTAGACAGATTAAGTTCGAATCGATTTTTAAGAAAGTAAAGAATGACTTTTTGAAGGGAAATATACTCTGTCTTGGGGCACGTACCGGGTGTGAGGTAGTAGCAGCAAGAAATTTAGGGTATAAAAAGTCATTAGGTGTGGATCTTCATCCGGTTGGAGATTTGGTAGTAAAAGGGGATTGGCACAAATTACTTTTAGGGGTAAGCACTTTTGATAATGCTTTTTGCAATTCTCTTGACCATTGTTTTGATCTTCCGGCTTTTGTCCAGGAATTGAAAAGCGTTTTGAAACCAGGCGGAATATTTTATTTCATGGTTATGAAGAAAATGGCTCTTTCAACTGTTGAGGGAAGTATTTCTGATAGGATGGCTTCAAGGGCTTATGATTCAATGTTTTGGGATACTGAGCAGGATATAATTGATGAGTTCGTTTCTCATGGATTTGAATTACGAAAAACATGGACAGATACCAAATGGTTTCATTGCATACTCAGGAACGTCAAATGATTAATATAGTTTGCTGGAAATGGAATCCAATCGAAGGATTACCAACCACAAAAAAGAATCAGAAATATAGTTTTAAGCATGTGAATGCACTATATGAGATGCTTGTTAGGAATGTAACAATTCCGTTCAAGCTTATTTGTGTGACTGATCATTCTGAAGGAATTATTCCTGAAGTTGAAATTATTCCGTTATGGGATGAGTTCCGAGATAAAGGCGGTTGTTTTGTTCGTCTTACTTGTTTTAAAAAAGATTTCAGATTATTTGGGGAAAGATTTTGGTCAATTGACCTTGATTGTATAATTACTGGAAATATCAACCATCTTTTAACTCGTGAAGAAGATTTTTTGATTTGGGCGCCAGAAAGATCCAGAATAAGTAAACGGGTAACTCCATATTGTGGAAGTCTTTTTATGTTGAAAGCAGGAAGTCATCCAGAGGTTTATGATTATTTCCGTCCAGGTTCGTTTAGCGTAAATCGACATAATCAATATTTAGGGGGGACTGATCAAAAACAAATAGCCAGAACAGTTCAAAATGGAAAAACAATAGGACAAACAGAAGGAATATATAATTTTATTCCAGATATTTCCATTCATGATAAAGTTCCTGAGAATGCTTGTATTATGTTTTTTAATGGAAAGTTTCTTCCTGACAGCATTGGATTGTTGAGGGAATTTCCGTGGATTGGAGAACATTATCCAGCAGCAGGAACAGGAGTTGATAGATATAAAAGGCACACTGAAGAAGATTTACTCAGAAGGGAAAGAGTTGCGGCAAACAGACAATTAAAGAAAGAAGGAATTAAGATACAAAAAGAATTGAAACCAATAGATCCAAATCCATTAATTAATTTTATTATCTATTGGTGGGGAAATTGGCCTAACGGAAATTCTCAACTTGGAATTAATTATATAAACAAATTAGCAAAAGGGATCAAAAATAATATTCCAATTGATTTGAGATATAAGATAGTTTTGTTTACTGACGATGAAAATATTCAAATCGAAAATGTTGAAATAAGAAAATTGGATGTTCCGGTTGATCTGAAGTGGAATCTCAAAAAGATGTTTATGTATTCAAAACAAGCAAATTTAGAAGGATATTCCATTTGTTTTGATTTGGATACTATAATTACTGGAAGTTTGGAACCGTTAATAAAAGCAACAATCGAAAACAATAAAAATATTATAACATGTCAAGCAGCTTATAAACCAAAATGTATCGGCGGAAGTATTGTTGGATTTAAATCATGTGATAATCTTGAAAGGCTTTTGTGGAATCCTATTCTGAAAAACAGAGATTTAATTGAAAGAAGAACGAAAGGGTCAGAGAGATTCTATTTTCAAATGGTATTGGGGATAAGGAAAGTTTCTTTCTGGGAAAATGTCATTCCAGGAAAAGTATTATCATATAAGAGGGATTGTAAAAATGGACTTCCTGTTGATTCTGCTATTGTTCGATTTCATGGAAATCCTCGGCCGCATGAAGTACGTGATACATGGGTAAAAAGATATTGGATAGGTGAAAATGATGATTGATCCGATTATTATAACAGGTGCTGCCCGCTCTGGAACATCGATGACTGCTGGAATGATTAATATTTGTGGTGCATTTGGCGGGGATATGTTTGGGCCGAATGAGTTTAATCAGAAGGGAATGTTTGAGAATCGTGAAATAAGACAGGATATCGTAAAACCTTATTTAAAAAAGATTGGTGTCGATCCATTAGGACAAAGGCCATTACCTAATAATAGACAAATATTCGAATTATCTCCAAGACAAATTGAAGTTTGGAAAAAGTTGATTACTGAATCGATGATAAAGCAGGGGTACAAAGATGGTCCATGGTTTTATAAAGGAGCAAAGTGCTGTTTAGTTTGGTATCTTTGGTCAATGGCTTTTCCTACTGCAAAATGGGTTATTGTTCGAAGAAACGATAGAGATATTGCAAAAAGTTGTTTGAAAACTCGATTTATGAGAGCTTATAAAGATGAACAAGGTTGGATGGATTGGGTTCAGGAACATAAAAAGAGATTTAACGAAATGAAAATTGTTGGGTTAAACATATTCGAGTTCTGGCCATCGACAGCAATAAAAGGAGATTTTTCATCTGCAAAAGAAATGGTCGAATGGCTTGGATTGAATTGGCAGGATAAACTTTGCAGGGCTTTTGTCGATCCTAAATTATATTCGAAATTTTGATTGGAGAATAGGTTATGGCAAATAGAGTTACAGACGATGAAGTGTTTGAGATAATCGAAACATCATTGACCGATATAGATGTTTTTATTAATACTGCGAATTTAATGGTAACTGGATATCTCACGGGAAAAGGCTTGTCTGATGCTACATTGAAAGAAATTGAAAAGTATATCTCAGCACACATTCTTTCTTTGCGTGATCCTAGGACGAAATCTGTAGGCGTGGATGTGCTATCCGAATCTTATCAAGGTCAGTGGGGATTAGGATTGAACGGAACGTCTTATGGACAGACTGCGATATTACTCGATACAAGCGGAACTTTGGGAATGTTGGCTAAAAACGGATTTGCTCAGGCATCTTCTATGAACGTGATAGGGTGGCATGAATGAATCTCCAAAAGTATTTGAATCAGACAGCAGTTTATTGGGCGAATCCTGTTTCTGACGGGTTAGGTGGGTATACCTATTCTGATCCTGTCGAAGTCGATGTAAGGTGGACAGATAAGCAGGAAAAAGTATTGTCTGCCGGATTGTCTGCTGAAAATACTGTTGAAGAAATTCTTTCCAAATCCGTTATCCTAGCTGAATCGGATTTTGATACTCAAGGTCGAATGTTTTTGGGAACTTTAATTGATTTAGAAAGCGATAATCTTCCTGGATCAGTAAATGCTTTGACAATTGTTACTGTTGATAAGATCCCGACAATTAACGCAACTCAATTTTTGAGAAAAGTGTATTTGATATGAATGAATTGATTGGATTGAATGAAGTTCTTCGTAGGTTGAACAAAACGATTGACGATATTGAACTTCACACGAAAGAAGGATTGACAGAAGCTGCATTGGTCGTAAAAGCTGATTCGGTCAGAAAAACTCCAATTGATTATGGCAATTTAAGATCAAGTGCTTTTATTATGGTTACTGATAATCCAGCAGACAATCAAAGCCCATCATTTAAAGGACCAGAAGCAGCAAAGGCTCAAGCAGATCATTCAAGAGGACTTTCAGAAGGAAGAGGAATCGTCAATAAGGGAAAACATATTTACAATGCTATTGTCGGATATACAGCTAATTACGCTTTTTGGGTCCATGAGATGCTAATGTTACATGCCGGAGAACTTCGACCATCAAGAAGAGGAAATAAAAAAAGAGGAGTATTTTGGCAAGGCGGCGAGAATCAATTTCTTCTTAAATCACTATTGAAAAATAAGGGAAGGATACTGCAAATACTTGTTAAGTGGGCGAGGATAAAGAGATGAATCCAGCATCAATTGATTTCAAGGACTATTTATTGACATATTCAGCATTGTCTTCTGCTGAAATTGATTTTATATTAGGAACAAATTTGTTTGTTGGACTTCTTCCGGATTTGTCTTCAGGAATTTGCACCTGTTTATTCGAATCTGCCGGAATGACTCCTGAACCTAATGATATTCGTCAGCCTTCTATTCAAATCTTAACGAGGGGAATTCAAGGAGGATATATTCCAGCCTATTCTGAAATAGAAACAATCTGCAATATCTTTCATGAATTGACAAACGAAACAATTAACAGTACGCGATATATCCAGATTAGAAAAATAAATGATATAACACACGTAGGAAATGATGAAAAAGGTAGACCGATATTTAGTTGTACGTTAAGCGCAATGCGCACAGAATAACAATCCTGATAAGGAGAATTGAAATGAGTTCAGAGGCAATCAGTGGCGTAGGAACAATTTTTAAAAGATCGGATATGGAAAGTTCTCCGACTTTTAATGCAATCGCAGAAATTAACAGTGTGCAAGGGCCGGACAAAAGCAGGGCTGTAATTGATGTTACCCATCTTGGAAGTACAGGTGGATATCGGGAATTTATTGCCGCATTCAGGGATGGGGGTCA